AGAGGAATATGTCAGCAAAACATCAACTCGTGCTTGATTTCATCCGGGCGTACATTCGGCTTCATGGGATGTCTCCGTCTTATCAGACGATTGCTTCTGGTGTTGGGATGAAGTCCAAGGCGAATATCCACCGGATCATCCATAAGTTGCAGGATGAGGGTTTGTTGACTATCAGGCCGTACAAGTTCAATTCGATCAAGTTGATTGACCGCAGTGCTCGTGAGGTGTCTGCTCTATGACGTTGTTGACCCGTCAGGAGATTGATGAATATGAGGGGATGATTCCTCTGGTCGGGCTTGAGCAGCGCAGGAAGATACAGAAGCTTTTGGAGTTGGACAAACGGGAGAGATGCCGTGAGTCCTTCATCTTCTTCGTGTCGCAGATGTGGCCTGTGTTTATTTCGGGCAAGCATCATCAGATCATGGCTGATGCTTTTGAGAGGGTGGCTAGGGGTGAGTTGAAGAGGTTGATCATCAACATGCCGCCCCGGCATACGAAGTCGGAGTTTGCGTCTTACCTGCTTCCGGCTTGGTTTCTTGGGATGTTTCCTGAGAAGAAGATCATCCAGACTGCTCACACCGCAGAATTGGCTGTTGGTTTTGGCCGTAAGGTGAGGAACTTGGTCTCGTCCAACGAGTACCAGAAGGTGTTTCAGACGGAACTTTCCTCTGATTCCAAGGCTGCGGGGCGGTGGAATACCTCTGTTGGGGGTGATTACTTCGCCATCGGCGTTGGCGGTGCCGTCACGGGTAAGGGTGCTGATCTTTTGATCATTGACGATCCCCATTCTGAACAGGAAGCCAAGCAAAACAACCCCGCCGTCTACCACGGGGTCTATGAATGGTACACATCCGGCCCCCGGCAGCGTCTTCAGCCTGGGGGTTCAATCATCATTGTGATGACGCGGTGGTCAAAAATAGATTTGACCGGCCAAGTCATGAAAAATTCAGAAAAAGACGGCACAGATGCGTGGGAAGTCATTGAATTTCCCGCAATTTTGCCCTCTGGAACCCCTCTTTGGCCCGGATTTTGGAAAAAAGAGGAGCTTGAAGCCATCAGGGCTGAGATTCCAGTGTCCAAATGGAACGCTCAGTACCAGCAAAACCCCACATCCGAGGAAGGCGCTATCGTCAAGCGCGAGCAATGGCAAATTTGGGAGTCAGAAATGCCCCCGCCATGCGAATACATCATCCAGTCCTGGGATACAGCCTTTGAAAAACACAACCGCGCAGACTACTCTGCATGTACTACGTGGGGAGTGTTTAAACATCCCGATTCCAAAGGCAACTACAAGACAAACATCATCCTTCTTGACGCCTTTAAGGACCGAATGGAGTTTCCTGACCTCAAGGCCAAGGCCATTGAGATGTACAAGGAGTGGAACCCAGACACCCTGATCGTTGAAAAGAGGGCCGCTGGTGCCCCCTTGATCTACGAGCTTCGCCAAACCGGCATCCCTCTTTCAGAGTACACACCAAGCAAGGGACAGGATAAGATTGCGCGTGTAAACGCAATTTCAGACCTGTTTGCGTCTGGCGTGGTCTGGTGTCCAGATACCCGCTGGGCTGATGAACTCATGGAAGAGATGGCCGCATTCCCCAACGGCGACCATGATGACTTGGTTGACTCGGCGTCACAGGCTCTTTTGAGATTCAGGCAGGGCGGATTCATCCCAATCGACTCGGATGAGCCTGAAGAGACGATTTATTTTCGCGGTCGCAAAGATCGCTTCTATACCGTTTAAGGACGCATCATGGCAATGGAAAAAGGTTTGTACGCAGCGCCTCTTGGTCTTGAAGAGGATGTTGCCCCGCCGATTGAAATTGAAATCGAAGACCCCGAATCAGTCTCCATCGGCATTGGCGATCTTGAAATTGACATTGAGCCCGCAGAAGAAGGCCCAGAAGATTTCAATGCCAACCTTGCCGATCACATGGATGAGACGGAACTCAACTCACTTGGCTCTGAGTTGGTCGATGATTTTGAAAAAGACCTGCGCGACCGCAAGGAGTGGGTGCAAACATACATCGAGGGCCTGAAGCTTCTGGGCCTTAAGTATGAGGAGCGCACTGAGCCTTGGAACGGAGCCTGCGGTGTTTTCCACCCCATGCTCACCGAGAGCGTTGTCCGCTTCCAAGCCGAAGGCATCACCGAGACATTCCCCGCCGCAGGACCAGTCAAGACTGTGATCATCGGCAAAGAAACGCCTGAAAAGAAAGAGTCGGCGCAGCGCGTTCAGGCCGACATGAACTATCAGTTGACGGAAGTCATGTCCGAGTACCGCCCCGAGCATGAAAAGATGCTCTGGAATCTGCCAATCACCGGGTCCGCCTTCAAGAAGGTGTACTACGACCCGAGCCTTGGCCGCCAAGTATCCGTCTTTATCCCAGCAGAGGATATTGTTGTGCCCTACGGCGCATCAAGCATCGAGCGAGCAGAGCGCGTCACGCATGTCATGCGCAAGACCAAAAATGAACTGCTCAAGCTTCAAGAGGCTGGCTTTTACCGCGATGTCGATCTCGGTGAACCAACAGGAGAGCTTGACGACATTGAGAAGCAAAAGGCCGAAGAGCAAGGCATGTCGGCAATCCAAGATGAGCGTTTCCGAATCTTGGAGATAAACGTTGATTTGGACCTCAAGGGCTTTGAAGACAAAAACAAAAAGGGTGAGATGACGGGGATTGCCCTGCCATATGTCGTGACGGTTGAAAAGGGAACTGGTAAAGTTCTTGCGGTACGACGGAACTGGTATGACGGCGACAAACTCCACCTCAAGCGACAGCATTTTGTCCACTACCAATACATCCCAGGGTTTGGGTTCTACGGGTACGGCCTTATCCATCTCATTGGTGGTTACGCTAAGTCCGCTACCATGCTCATCCGCCAATTGGTTGATGCAGGCACTTTGTCGAATCTCCCTGGAGGACTTAAATCACGGGGCCTTCGGATTAAGGGTGATGACACTCCAATTGCCCCAGGAGAGTTCCGGGACGTAGACGTACCCTCTGGCTCGATCCGCGACAACATTCTTCCGCTCCCGTACAAGGAGCCGAGCCAAACCCTATACACGCTGTTCCAGCAGATCGTCCAAGAGGGCCGCGCTTTTGCATCGAGCGGCGACATGAATGTCAGCGACATGTCGGCCAACGCCCCGGTCGGCACGACACTGGCCCTGCTTGAGCGACAACTCAAGGTCATGGGTGCCGTGCAGTCGCGTATGCACTTCAGCATGAAGCAGGAGTTCAAACTCCTCAAGACCATCATTGCTGACTATGCGCCGGAGGAGTACTCGTACGAGCCCGAAGAGGGCAGTCCAACAGCCCGTAGGTCTGACTACGACAACGTCGATGTCATCCCGGTCAGCGACCCCAATGCCTCCACCATGGCGCAGAAGGTTGTCCAGTACCAAGCGGTTCTTCAGTTGGCTCAATCTGCCCCACAGCTATATGACATGCCGATGCTGCACCGTCAAATGCTGGAGGTCCTTGGCATCAAGAATGCCAACAAACTCGTCCCAATTGAGGACGACATGACTCCGATTGACCCGATTCAGGAAAACCAAAACGTCCTGAAGGGCAAGCCGGTCAAAGCGTTTATTGAGCAAGACCACAAGTCCCACATCCAAGTCCACATGATGGCGATGCAAGACCCGCAGATTGCTCAAATCATTGGACAGAACCCACAGGCACAAGCGTTGCAGGCCGCAATGATGGCCCACATCAACGAGCACGTTGGCTTTGAGTATCGCCGTCAAATGCAGGAGCAGATGCAAATCATCCTCCCCGACGAAGAGAATCAAAATCAAATCAGCACCGAAGAGGCAAATCAAATTGCAGTCAGTGCCGCGCAGGCGTCACAGCAATTGCTCCAGAAGCATCAGCAAGAGGCTCAGGCAAAGCAAGCCCAACAGCAGATGATGGACCCCGTTGTCCAAATGCAGATGAAAGAGTTGGAAATCAAAGCACAAGAACTCCAACTCAAGGCGCAGAAACAGCAAATTGAGGCAGCGGAAAAAGCAGACCGCATCCGCATAGAAGAATCGCGGATTGAAGCCCAGAAAGAAATTGCCGCAATGCAAGTGGCTGCAACAGCCGCCGCATCAAAGGCAAAACTATCGGCCCAGCAAGAACTTGAGGGGACGAGACTTGGCGTTCAAATCGCCAAAGACAGAGCGCAAGCAAACAAACCTAAACCATCAAGGAGCCAAGATTGAATGATGCCATCCATGCGTTAGCGCATGTGCAAAAAGAAATTGAAAAATACCGGCAGGAGCAAGTGGCCTTTCTTGCAGCAAGCCGTGCCGATTCGTACGACGAGTACAAAAAAGTCTGTGGAGTGATCCGGGGTCTTAACTACGCAGATCATGTGATTGATGACCTCGTGCAAAGGATAAAGAATGATTGAATACGATGTGGCCGCAGTGGACCTATCCGGCATTTTGAACAAAAGTGCGGAGGAAAAGGCCAAGCAGCTTCCTGACCCAAAGACGTACCACATGCTTTGTGTGGTTCCCGAGGCGATGGAGGAATATGCTGACAGCGAAGTTGGTCTGATCAAGGACGCCAAGACCATGCACTACGAGGAGGTTCTGACCCCCGTACTGTTTGTGATCAAGCTTGGGCCTGACTGCTTCAAGGACAAGACTCGATTCCCAAGTGGGGCATCGTGCAAAGAGGGTGACTTTGTCATCGTCCGACCCAATTCAGGCACCCGCTTGAAGATTCATGGCCGAGAGTTCCGCATCATCAATGATGAGTCGGTCGAGGCTATTGTGGAAGACCCGCGTGGCATTTCGCGTGCATCGTAAGGAGCGATAGATGGCAAACAAATTTGAAGATGAAGATTTCAAGTTCCCTCATGAGAAGTCCGAGGACGAGAAAGCCGAAAAGGAAACTCCTGAGATTGAGCTTGAGATTGAAGATGACACGCCGCCGCAGGATCGAGGCCGCAAGACTGCCCCTCCTC